CAACGGCTACGCCCGTGTGGCCACTGGCACGATCAACGTGTCCGGCACAAGCCCCACCAACGCCACCAACGCTGCGGCCATCGAGTTTGCAGCGGCCTCTGGCGGCAATTGGGGGTCGATTGGCTGGGCTGGTATCTTTGACGCCAGCACAGGCGGCAACCTGATTGCTTGGGCTGCTTTGTCCACGGCACGCACCATCAACGATGGCGATGTGCTGCGCATCCCTGCTGGTGATCTTGACGTTACCCTGACATGACATGGCTGCATATGGTCGTGGCAGCTATGGAGTCGGGCAATACTCTGACCCAAGGGTAGGGTACGGCGGCGGCTCCTACGGGGTCGGCAACTATTCCAGAGGCTCCTTTGAGCCTTCTGTCTCGATCTCGGCAACGAGCGCCATGTCAGTTGGCGCGGCTGTTGTCTCTAACGCATCTGTACAGATTCAAGCTGCCAGCACCATGTCGGTGGCGGCCACCAGGTATGCGTTTGCGGGTATAGCGATTTCTGGCCAAAGCGCCATGACGGTGCAGGCCAATGCGGTGTTTGATGCTGCGGCTGCCATTGCCGCTGCCAGCAGCGTGTCGATTTCAGCCAGGCGCTATGCCATTGGCGCATCCACATTTGAGGCGGCATCCAGCGCCAGCGTGAGCGCCATCAGGGTGGCCATCGGTGCGTTTGCTGCCGTGGACGAAAGCGCCATGACGGTGAGCGCCATCAGAGTGCCGCTGATCCAGATCCTGATCGAAGACTTTGCCACCATGACGGTCAGCACCAGCGTGATCGTCAATCAGCCTGTGCTGATTCAGGCTCAGTCTGGTATGGCCATCAACGCCATCCGCAGGCAAAGTGCATCGATTGTGTTTTCTGGCGTGTCCGGCATGGTGGTTGATGCCAGGCTGCGGTGGATGCCAGAGCCTGACACATCTGAAACCTGGTCGGCAATTTCTGACAATAGCGAAACCTGGACGACTTTGGGCGACACATCAGAAACATGGACTGCAATTAGCGATACCAGTGAAACATGGACGCCAATTGCGGATAATACGGAAACATGGCAAATTGCCGCATGAGGTGAAAAATGGCTGATACCACGACAACGAACCTGTTACTGACCAAACCCGAGGTCGGCGCGTCCACTGACACATGGGGAACCAAGATCAACAACGACTTGGACACCATTGATGCGCTGTTTGATGCGGGTCCAGTGCTGAAGGTCAACAAGGGTGGCACGGGTGCATCAACAGCATCAGCAGCACGCACAAACCTTGGGGCCACCACCCTTGGCGCTAATTTGTTCACGGTATCAAACCCGTCTGCAATAACCTTCCCACGATTCAACGAAAACAACTCTGTGTCGGCTCTGAGTGCGTCAGACTTCCGCACAGCGATTGGTGCAGGCACAGGCACTGGTGATGCGGTGTTGTCGGCTGATCAAACCTTCACAGGCACAAACACATTCTCTGGCTCCAGCAGCAAGCTGGCCATCGTGCTGAACGATGCCGCCGAAGTCGCCACTGTCTCAGCCACAGCAGCCACTGGCACGATCAACTATGACATCACCACACAGTCGGTGCTGTTCTACACCTCCAACGCATCAGCCAACTGGACGGTGAACTTTCGCGCATCTAGCGGTACAAGCCTGAACACTGCACTGTCCACAGGTCAGTCGGTCACAGTGGCTTTCTTGGTAACGCAAGGCTCGACTGCTTACTACAACAGCGCAGTGCAAGTGGACGGTACAACCTCTGGCGTGACTACACGCTGGCTTGGCGGCGCTCCTACTGCGGGTAACGCAAGCGGCATCGACAGCTACAGATTTTTAATTTTGAAGACCGGAAGTGCCACCTACACAGTGCTGGCTTCTGTAACTCAGTTCAAGGCTTAATCTATGCCATTACAAGCAACATCGGGCGCAGCTAGTTACGATGCCTTTGGTGGAGGTGTTCCTTATGTTCCAACATACATAGAGGAATTATTCAGCACTTGGCTGTACACAGGCAACGGCTCTGCGCGGACAATCACAAACGGGATTGATCTGGCGGGTAAGGGTGGTTTGGTATGGATTAAAGATAGGGTTGCAGCAAACAGAGGGCCGCTTGTTGATACTGCCAGAGGCGCAACTAAAGCACTCTACCCAAATCTTACCGCTGCTCAACAAGATGAAGTAAGCGGCTTAACTGCCTTTACAAGTTCTGGTTTTACATTGGGGACTGACGGCAGTTATTACAACGGCTCTGGTGTCAATTACGTTTCATGGGCCTTCAGAGAGCAGCCGAAGTTTTTTGATGTTGTGACGTATACGGGAAATTCCACTGCAAGAACTATTGCCCACAATCTTGGCTCAGTTCCGGGTTGCATCATCGTCAAGCGCACCGATGGAGTGTCCAATTGGTCTGTGTATCACCGCAGCATCGGGAACACAAAATATCTGAATTTGAATAACACAAATCCTGAGTCAATTTGGACTTTGTGGAATGACACAACTCCTACCAGCACCGTGTTTTCACTTGGCACAATTTCGGATGTCAATACCAACGGTGCAACCTATGTCGCCTACCTATTCGCCCACAACGCAGGAGGCTTTGGCCTGACGGGTACGGACAATGTGATTTCGTGTGGGTCTTATACGGGCACGGGTGCAGCAGGTAATTTTGTCAGTCTTGGCTATGAGCCTCAGTGGCTTTTAATTAAAAGAACAAATACAACAGGTAACTGGCTTGTTCTTGACACAATGCGTGGCATTGCCACCGGAGGTGTTGATGCTGGTTTATTCCCAAACCTCTCAAATGCAGAAGACTCGGCAAATGATTATTTGTCAGTAAATGCAACGGGTTTTGAATTAACTGGAGCTTCAACCGCTGTTAACGCCTCAGGTTCCACCTACATCTACATCGCCATCCGCCGTGGCCCGATGAAAGTGCCGACAACGGGGACGAGTGTGCTGGGATTGAACGCTAGAACTGGTAATAACACCAACACAACGGTAACAGGTGGCTCTGGCGTCACCGACTTGGCAATTATTAAAAGACGGGACGCTAGCGCAGGTTGGGTTTGGACACCTCGACTAACAGGCACAGGTTATCTGTCCTCGCAAGCTACAACAGTGGAAACGGCAGCAGGTACAACTATTCTGCAAGCTAACCCTTGGGACGTGATGGATGGTGTCAAAGTGGGCACAACATCAACCCTGACCAACGCTAGTGGTGCTACATATGTCAATTACTTATTTGATCGCGCCCCCAGCTTCATGGATGTGGTTTGCTATACAGCAAACATCTCGTACACGCCTGTTCCACATAACTTGACTGTTGTTCCTGAATTGGTAATTCAGAAAAAACGATCTGGGTCAGCAGCCTTGGATTGGTATGTAACTGGATTTCAAAGTGGCAAGTATTTGCGACTAAACAGCACAGATGCTGCTGCAAACATTTCTTCAACTTTCACAACACAAACCGCTACCACATTCATGCCAATAGTGGACAGCGATACAAACGTAGCCTACCTTTTTGCAACCTGCGCTGGTGTTTCTAAAGTAGGTTCATACACAGGCAACGGTAGTACGCAGACCATCAACTGTGGCTTCACAGGCGGCGCAAGGTTTGTAGCTGTTAAACGAACGGATGCAACGGGGGCTTGGTATGTGTGGGATACGGCTCGCGGTATGGTGGCTGGTTCGGACTTTTTCTTGCTTTTTGATGCCACATCTGGTGAGACAAACTTTAATTCCATATACACAACTTCAGGCGGTTTTGAAATAGTTACCAATGGTGCTGGCATAAACGCTTCTGGCGGCACATACATCTTCTTGGCAATCGCATAAGGAACAATCATGCAGATCAGAATCCGACAAACAGGCGCAGTGATGTACGAGAGCGAATTCCGTGCATACCAGAAAGCCAACGGTGGCCCCGCATGGGCTGCAACAACTGAAGAAGTCTTGGAGGCTTTGGGCGCTGACGTGGTCTTTGAAGGCCCACAGGCCCAGCCTACCCGCTACCAAGTCGCTTTTGCCGATGGCGCGGAGCAGATCGAGGGCAAGTGGTACACCAAGTACAGCGTAGCCGACATGGACGACGAGGCCAAAGCCGCCAAGGACGCAGAGCAGGCCAAGAGCGTGCGTGCAAGTCGCACCGAAAAACTCAAGGACAGCGATTGGACGCAGGTGGCTGACTCTCCAGTGGATCAGGCTGCCTGGGCCACCTACCGTCAAGCACTGCGTGACATCACAGCGCAAGAAGGATTCCCATGGGACATTGAGTGGCCTGATCAGCCCTGATCATTTGTTGGAGCAGTAAATGTCAACGATTGACGCGACAGACGCACGCCTGGCAACTCATGAAGAAATCTGCGCCATCAGGTATGACCAGATCAATGCCAGGCTCAAGCGTATAGAGGGCATCATGCTCAAGACCGCTGGCGTCATGATCCTGTCCATGGCTGGCACGATCTTCTCAGCGGTCTGGATACTCAAATGAGAGATTGGGCAGTCAGCTTCATCGCGGCTGCCCTTCTTGTCGGCATGATAGTTTGGTGCGTCAGGGTCTTTATCCTGGTGCTGTCATGAGAATTAAAATTGCCATCGGCATCATTGCCGTTTGGTGGCTTCTTCAGGTCGCCTTGTTTGTATTAAGGGGGCTTGAATGATCGATCCTGTGAGTGCATTGGCGGCAGTTAACACTGCTGTCAACATGATTAAAAAGGCATCGGCCACTGTGGACAATGTGGCCAGCCTGGGGCCGCTGATCGGCAAATACTTTGACGCCAAGCACACGGCCACCAAAGCGGCCAGAGAGGCCAAGAAGTCCGGCG